GCGCAGGCGCAACAGATCGTCGTGGACGGACTGAACGGCTTCTCCGACGCCCTGACCGACGCGCTGTTGGGGGCGAAGGACTTCGGCGACGCCCTGCGCGATGTCGGCCGCTCGGTTCTGCGCGACACCACCCGCCAGATCGTCGAGAACGGCATCACCAAGCCGCTGAGCGGCTTGTTCCTGAAGGGCCTCGGCGGTCTGATCCCGCAGAAGGCGGCCGACGCCGCGTCCGGCGCGGCTACGGGCGCGGCGATCGGCACGGCCATGACCGCCGCTGGTGCGGGTGCGGCAACCGCCATGGGAACCGGGATCACGGCGGGCGGCGCCACGGCAGCGACCGCCATGGGCTCCGCCATCGTGGCCGCCGGCGCCACCGCCGCGGCGGCTATGGCTGCGGCGGTGGCGGGTTCCTCGGCCGCGAGCGGCGGCCTGTCGTCGATCACGTCGGCCCTGTCGGGCGCCATCCCGAAATTCGCGACCGGGACCGACTTCGCCCCCGGCGGGCTCGCCCTCGTCGGCGAGCGCGGGCCGGAGCTGGTCAACCTTCCCCGCGGCTCTCAGGTCATCCCGAACCACGCCCTCAACGCCGTGCAGTCCTTGAACCCGGCGAGCCTCGGCGCGAGCGTGACCCACGTCACCCAGGAATTCCACTTCGACCTGAAGCACGCGGTCACGACCCCGGAGCTTCTGGCGCAGATGAGCGCCATGGCGGGGCGGGCGAAGGCCGAGGCCATCGCGACCTCGGTGGACGCCAGCCGGCGCGCCCTTCCCGGGCAGCTTCGATCCGAACAACTGCTGAGAGGGGGGGGCTGAGCCGGTGTTCACCTTCCCCACGGCCCTGTTCGCGCCTCAGAGCATCCGGCCGCAACTGCTCGGCGGGGCGGTCTCGGGCGGGCAATCCCTGTCCGGGATCACCCAACTCGCCGCCACGTCGGGCGGTCCCTTTTGGGGTCTCGAACTCGGCGGGGTCACGCTGAACACCCGCGAGAAAATGAAGGCGTGGCGCGCCGTCGAGGCCATGTCCGACAACGGCGCGACCTCGTTCGTGGTCCCCCTGTGCGACCGGGGCAATCAGCCGTTTCTCAACCCTCGCCGGACGGACGGATTCACCGGGGACAAGGTCTTCTCCGAAGGCACGTCGTGGACGATTTCGGAGATCACCGCCACGGCTTCGGCCGCGGCGCTCAGGGCCACGGAGTTGACCCTCGCGTCGTACTCGGGGGGCGCGACCCTGGTGGGCGGGGAGCACTTCACCATCGTTCACCCGACGCTGGGCGCCCGGCTCTACAGGATCGGGTCCGTGTCCGGGGCGACCATCACCATCCGCCCGCCTCTTCGCGAAGCTATCTCGAGCGGGACCGTGCTCGACTTCGACAACGCCCGGTGCGTGATGCGGGTCGAAGGCGACATGAGCGCCGCGCTCGAACTGCTCAAGCGCGGGACCGGGTCCGTGCGGTTCCTCGAAAGCTTCGGAGCCTGATCCATGGCCCTCGATTGGAGCGCCGCGGCGCAAGCCCAGCTTGCGGGCGGGATCGTGCGCCCTGTCGTGCTGTTCCGGGTCGCGACCCCGACTCCGATCCGCCTGTGGGCCGGAGTCGGCTGGTTCGAAACCGAGGCCGACGTGGTCGAGGAGACCGACAACGCCCGATATCTCGGCATGGGCGAGTTCGTCGGCCTTCCGCCGCTTCAACAGCTCATCAACGGCCAAGCCGACCGGGTCGAGTTCCGCATGTCCGGGGCGCCCATCACGCCCCAAGTCGCTGCGCTCGCCTCCACCGAATCCGCCTCAGTCCGCGGCGCTGCGGTGAACGTGGGCCTGCGGGTGCTCGGGGCGGACCTTCAGCCGATCTCGCCCACCGCGTGGTTGTGGGAAGGCGAGGGCGACACCCTGAGCGTCGAGCGTGACGGCTCCGGGGCGAACGCCGTCCGGACCATCGTCCTGTCGGTCGGAACCGTCATGACCGGCCGGCGCCGCCCCAAGAACGCCACATGGACCGACCCGGACCAGAAGCACCGGTCGTCCGACGATCGGTTCTGTGAACGCGTCGGCCTCTACAGCCAAGGGACGACCAAGACGTGGCCGCACTAGCTACGTTCCTGGCCGAAGCCGGGCGCATTCCGTTTTCATGGGGCGAGCGGGACTGTCTGCTGTTCCTCGCCGACTGGGTCCGGGTCCGGCACGGGGTCGACCCGGCCGCGCACCTCCGGGGCCGCTACCACACCGCGCTCGGCTGTCGCCGCATCCTGAGGCGCGAGGGCGGGCCCCTGTCCGTGGTGAGCCGCTGCGCCGCCGGCGTGGGTCTCGAACCCACCGACACCCCGCGCTCGGGGGACGTCGGAGTCGTGGCCGCTTTGACTGAACGAGGGATCGAGGCCGTGGGCGCCATCTGCACCGGGCCCCGCTGGGCCATGCTCGGAACGCGGGGCCTGCTGGTCGGTCCGGCCCAGCCTTTCGCGGCGTGGAGGGTCTGACATGCCTCAGGCCATCGCCGTCGTCGCCGGCGCAATCGGATCGGCCGCCGCAGGGCTCGCGACCGCCGCCGGCGCTTCTGCCGCCACCGCCACGACCATCGCGACCACGGTGACGGCCGTAGCCCAGACCGCGATTTCGCTCGGCCTGACCATCGCGATCAACGCCGCGTTCGCGCCCAAGCTGCCGGGCCTCCCGGCGGTTCAGGTTCCGATCAAGCAGGCGATCCCCAACCGCCGCACCGGCTACGGCCGGGCTCGCCTGTCGGGCGCTTACATGCTGTTCGAGGCGCACAAGGCTTTCAGCGTGGACGTGCTCGCGGTCCATGACGGCCGGATCAACGCGATCACGAACTACTACCTGCACGACGATGAGGTCTTCCTCGACGCGGACGGCCACCCGGATCAGGTCGCGCCGGGGAAATACAGCAACGACTCCGACACCTCGGTCCTCATCACCTTCCTGACCCGTCTCGGTCTCCCGACCGAGACGGCGTACCCGGAAGTCATCGCCAAGATGCCGGGCCTGTGGACCACGGACCACCGGGGCGACGGGATCGCGTCCATCGCGCTCCTCTGCAAGCAGGCCAAGGACACCTATCAGCCGAAGCGCTACCCGAACGGCCTGCCGCAACCGTCCATCGCCGGGGAGTTGTCGCTCGTCTACGACCCGCGCGACCCGGCGCAGGTCCAGTCGGGCCCGAGCACCTGGGCGTGGTCCGAAAACCCGATCCTGCATCTGCTGGACTACCTCACCTCGACCGAGCACGGGATGGGGCTCGACTACGAGCGCCGCATCCTCCCCCGGATCGGCGACTGGATCGCCGCGGCCAACGACTGCGAAACCACCGTCCCCCTGAAGGCCGGCGGGACCGAGCCCCGTTACCGCTGCGGGGGCGTGTTCGAACACGCCACGGCGCCGGCCGACGTGGTCAATCAGATCGTCTCGACCTGCGATGGTTGGTTGGCCCAGACCGGAAGCGGCGCACTTACCGTGCAGTCGGGCCGCTATCGGGCCCCGACCGTGACCCTGACTGACGACCACGTCACCGGCTACACGCTCAAGCACTTCGTGACGGACGAGGAGGCGGTCAACGTCCTGCTCCCGACCTACACGGACCGGGCCAAGGGCTATACCGAGAACGACGCCGGAGCCTACCGCAACGAGGCCGACATCACGGCGCGGGGGCGTGAGCGCTCTCAGCCGTTCCCCCTGCCGTGGGTCCCGTCTCCGACTCAGGCCCGTCGCCTCGCCAAGCGGAAGATGAGCCGCCTCGCGGCCGAGCTCAGCGGCACGATGCGGACGAACCTCTACGGGATGAACGTCCTCGGGGAACGCTACGTCCGCCTGCAGATCACCGAGAACGACTCCCTCAACGACATCGTCGTGGAGGTCTCCAGGGTCGAGTTCGACCTCCAGAACATGGGCGTCACCTTCGACTGGGTTCTGGCTGACGAGAACATCGACGACTGGGACCCCACGACCGAGGAGATCGACCTCCCGAACCCGGCCGACCGTGTTAGCCCGGCCGACCTCGTCGCGCCCACGATCACGGACGTCGAGCCGCTCTATCCCCGCGTCGCCAAGCTGATCGACGGCGCCCAACTCAAGGTCACGGTCGAGCCCCCGGCCGACATCGGCGAACCGAACTGGAAACTGCGCTGGCGAGTCTCAGGGCAAACCCTGTGGTCCGAATGGCCGTTCGTCACGGACATCGACTTCGGCGACCCGGTCGAACTCGTCACCGGATTCGTCGCCGCGGACGCCACTGTCGAGATCCAGGCGGCCTATCAGACCGCGCAGGCGCTTTCGCCGTGGTCCGCGTCGGCCACCTATACGCTCGACGCGCCGGAAACGAGCATCGGTGGCGGCGGCGGCTCAACTTACAGCCCGAACCTGATCCCGAACCCGACCGCGCAGTACGGCGGGCAGGGCTGGTCGACCTGGTCAAACGAGGTGCTCGACCTTGCCGAAGGCGGGTGGGCGGCGTTCAAGCTGGGCACAGCGACATCTTACGACATCAACGGTCAGCGTTACGCCGAATTTGCAGTGGACCCGGTCGGGTTCGCCTTCAAGCCGCCGTACCATTGGCTGGGTATCCGAAACTATACTGGCGGACCGACCAACGTATTCGCCACGAACACCCAGATTCCGGTCACCTTTCAGGTGTCGAACACGGAGTTTATCCCGGTCGAGGAGGGGGCGGACTACACGTTCTCCTACTACGCACGGCGGGATAATGTCCGAGAAGACGGCTATTACCGCCTGAAGGTCGTCTGCTATGACGGTTCCGGGGCCGAGCTCAGCGTCGAGGCCGTGAGCTACATTCTCAACGAGGGCGGGGTCGGGATCGCCGAACAGGCCAACGTCTTCGTCGAGAACACTTTCACGACCCCGGTGGGCTGTACTCAGGTCAAGGTCTGGACCGACACCTCGGATTTCCAGGCCGACACCGCGGGCGGCTCGGATTTCCAGATCGGCGGCCCGGACTATTACTGCCGGATCATGACGTGGGACCTAAAGCTGGAGAAAGGGTCGACCGCCACGCGCGACCCGGCTGTAGGCGGGTTGGCGACCTACTCGGACGGGACCCCGATCGACGACCTGAAGCCGACCGATCAGGGGGCGACCCGCAACCTCGCGTTCTTTCAGCATTCCGACCCGCTGCTGGACGACCCGACCCTGCTCGACGGCTCGGTCTGGTACGACAACACCGATCCCACGGCGATCGTCGAACGGACCCTGATCGGCGGGACATGGGTGGGGCCGTCGTTCCCCATCACCCTCGCCTCGACCAGCCTCACGGCGAGCGGACTTGTGGCCCGGTTCGTGGCCGACCGGCCGTTCACGCTCAAGGCGGGTTTCGCCGACGGCGCCGGCTACACCGCGACCGGGCCCAGCGCCGGCGCCGTCTACACGGTGAAGCGTAACGTCGCCGCCATCGGCACCGCGACCTTCGCCGCCGGCGCACACACCCCGACGCTGTCAGCCGCGTCGGACACCGCGTTCGCGGTGGGCGACCGGCTGGAGCTGTGGGCGCCGTCGAGCCTGAACGGCATGACCGACGTCACCCTGTCGCTGCGCGGCTATCTCTGACGCCAGCGCGACGCCGTGAATTCGCCGCGACCGCCGTTCGCGCCTTAAACGTCTTAGGCCAATTCCCAGCGTGAACCCCTGATCCAGCCGCCGCCTTCGGGCGGCTTTTTTCATGCCCGGAGCGCCGGCCGATGTCCGAGACGCCTGACACCCACACCCTGCTCGCCGACCTGAAGGAGCAGATCACACGGCTTTCCGAGAGGGTCGGAGAGCCCGCTCCAGACGGGCGAGGAGGGACGGGGCTGATCGGCGATGTGGCCTCGGTCAAGGCCGACGTGGCGGCCCTGAAGTCGCTCAGGGACCGGGGGCTCGGCGCCCTCGCGGCCATCACCCTCCTCGGAGCCATCCTCGTCCTCGGGTTCAAAACCTGGGTCGCCCAGATCGCAAAGGCCGCCGCATGAGACCCGTCCCCGCTGTCGCCGCCCACTTCGTGGCGGAAAAGGAAGCGTGCCGGCTCACCGCTTACCGGGACTCGGCCGGGGTCCCGACCATCGGCTACGGCCACACCGGGCCCGACGTCCGACCCGGGATGCGCTGCCTCCAGAAGCAGGCCGAGGCGTGGCTCAAGGCGGACCTCGAGACTGCGGCCAAACGGCTCGCCCTCAGGGTCAAGGCCGACGTGATCGAAGCCCTCACGTCCAATCAGTACGCGGCCCTGCTCGCGTTCGTGTTCAACATCGGAGCCGAACCGGGCTGGAAGATCTGGAAGGTGCTCAACGCCCGCCAGTTCGACCAGGTCCCGGTCCAGATGATGCGGTTCGTCTACGCTGGGAAACCGCCGAAGAAGCTCAACGGGCTGGTGAACCGCCGGACCGCCGAGGTCGCGCTCTGGGCCGATGGCGAGCCGGGCACGGTGAACACCGTGCCCCCGTCCTCCGAGACCCGGGCGGCCGAGACCCCGCCCGCGCCGGAACCCGTCAAGCCCTTGGTTCAGAGCCGCACGGTCGCGGTTCAGGCCGGGCAGATCATCGGCGGGATTTCGGCCGGGGCCGTGGCGGCCCAACAGGTCGTCGAGCCGCAGGCCGACAAAGCCGCCGTCCTGCAAAACGTGGTCGCCTTCCTCGCCGTGGTCGTCGTGGTCTGCGGCGCCCTGACCTTGGCGATCAAGTGGCTCGAAAAGCGGGAGGCCAAGGCGTGACCGCCTTCCGCTTCTGGCGCGAGGGCCTGATCCTGGTCCTCGTCGCAGCGCTCGGCGTGCAGACGTGGCGGATCGACCGGCTCAAGGCCGAGCCGGTCAAGGCCGAGAACCACGCCCTCAAGGCGGCGGCCAAGAAGGAACACAAGGCTGATGGCGTCACGGCCAGGATCGGCGAGACCTCGGCCGCCACGGTCTCGCACATCGAATATCGCACCCGAACCCTGATCCAGAAGGTCCCGGTCTATGTCACCCCTGCGACTGACGCTCGTTTCGGCAATCTGCCTTGGGGCTTTGTGCGCCTGCACGTCGCCGCGGTGTCCGGCGTCGACCCGGTTTCCATCGCCCCCGGGGAACCTGATGACGCCCCCTCAACCGTTGCAGTCTCTAACGTCCTCGCCGTCGACGTCAGCAACGCCGGGTCGTGCCGCGCCGACCAAGCCCGGATGAGCGAGCTTCAAGACTGGATCCGACAGCAACAGGCCGTGGCCGAGGAGCACTGACGATGGGCCAACGTGGACGCCCCGGCCCCGCGCCGATGGGGTTCGACGAGTGCCGGGCACGGGTCGAGCTCGTGAACGAGTGCATGGACGAAGGCTTTCCACTGGACCCACGGCCCGGCGAAAAGGGCGCCGTAGCTGAAGCGGCCCGCCGGATCGGGATTTCTGCGACAGCCCTGCGGTTCAGTCTTGACGTGGCGCAGCGCGAGCACAGCCTCAGGCCCGATCCGGCCCGCCACACCCCGAAGCGTGCCGCCGAGCCGTTCACCTTCGACGAGCTGCCTGACGACGGCGAGCCCTCGGCGGAAGAACTGATCGAGGTGCTCAAGCTTCGACACGCTCGGCGCAAGGCGCATGAGGACGCCGCCAAGCTGCGTAAGGTGCAGATCCACATGCCCGGCCCGATCGCCTTGGCGTGGTTCGGAGACCCGCACGTCGACGATCCGGGCTGCGCGTGGGGCGACCTCGAGCGCGACGTGAGGATCTGCCGCGACACCCCGGGCGTCATCGCCAACGACGTCGGCGACGACTCCAACAACTGGGTCGGGCGCCTGATGAAGCTCTACGCCGACCAGGAAGTGACGTCGAAGCAGGCGCTGAAGCTCATCGAGTGGCTGATGACCTCGCTTCCCTGGCTGCTGCGAGTCGGCGGCAATCACGACGGCTGGAACACCGAGAAGGGTGATCCGGCCGAGGTGATGCACCGACTCCTGAAGCTGCCCGGAGTTCTGGAAAGCCACGGCGCCCGCCTGCAACTGAACCTGCCGGCCGGCCCTTCGCTGACGATGCACGTCCGCCACGACTTCCCGGGTGGGTCGCAGTTCAATCCGGCCCACGCGATGGTCAGGGAGACCCTGTTCGGCTACCGCGACCACCTGATGGCCTGCGGGCACCGGCACACGGCCGGCTATATCCCCGTGTGGCACAACGACCCGCGCCGGCTCTGCCACGGCTTCCGTATCGGGACCTATAAGGATTTCGACAAATACACCAAGGAGAAGCACTTCCCGGAAGGGAACTGGGCCCGCTCCATGGCGGCGGTCGTTGATCCGGACTTCGCCCACGACCCCGTCAGGTTCATCAAGCCGTTCTTCTCGCTGGAGGAGATGGCGGAATACCTCCCATGGCGCCGGGCGAAGTGGGAACACGGTTACACCCACGCCGCCTGATCGCACCTCGCCCGCGTCAATCAGCGCCCCCGGCCTTCGGGTCGGGGGCCTTTCGTGCGTTCTGGACCGTCTGCTACGGTCGGCGGATGACCAAGAGTGACGCGATCCTGTTCGCCGGGTTCCTCGTGCTCTATGCGCGCGAGCACCCTGAGGAGATGGAAGAAGCCGAGCGCATCTTCACCGAGTCGGGCGAGGACACCGCCCGGTCCCTCATCCGCATGGTCCGCGACAGCATCGCCGGAGCGCCCAAGGCGCTGCAGTAGGCGGGGGCGCTGTTAGCGGAGCCACACCCCGGACCGCCGCGTCGGTCCTCTTGCGAGCCGGCGGGACGGTAACACGGACCGCCGCGCCCGCCGAATCGCTCAGCCCGCGCCCGACAGCTTGATCCCGGCGAACCGGCTGTAATCCGGCCTGGTCTCCCAGTTCACCGCGCCGCACTTCCGGCAGGGCGCCCGAAGGAACGACGCGACATCGCGAACACCGGTCTTCTCGCCGGCGCCGACGCCCTCGGCGTCGAGACGCGCAACCACCTTCGCGATCTCCACCGAGCGCCAGTCCTGACAGCCGTTGCAGATCACCAGCACGCCGGCGCGGTGCTGCCGGAGGTGGGACAGGGGGACGCCGGGCTCGTCGGTCATGGTGGAAGGGTAGCGCCGTGAACGGAATCGGAACAGACGGTTTACAGTATCGGCCGAACCACGCGCCCCACGCTTGATCTATCAGCGTCACGGTTTACAATCGAACAATGCGTAAGCTGTTGAAATTCATAGGTGCGGCCCCAGACTACGAATCTGAGGGTCGGACGTTCGAATCGTTCCGGGCGCGCCATTTCTTCTCAAGGACTTGCGAGCGAAACACGCTGAACCGGAAGGCCCGGTTTACAGTCGGTTTACAGTCCGGTTTACACTCGCTCCGCCCGCTCCTTCCGCGCGGCCTTCAGCTCCACCACGGAATCGATCCGATCCTGGCCCGCGTCGGCCAGCCGGCGGCGCTGCGCCTGACGCCGGTAGAGCTGCGCCTGATGGGCGGTGGCGTGCTCCAGTTGCGCCATGATTTCGGCATCTGACGCCCCGGCCAGCGCCAGTTCGACACCGCGGGCGTGGCGCAGGCCGTGCGGCGTCAGGCCGGTCCGCACCTTCCCCTCCTTCGCCAGCGTCACCACCAGCCGCTCGATCGCCTGATTGAGCGCCCGCTCCTTCCACGGCTGATCCCGGTCGTTGTAGGCGATGGTCAGGGCGCGGTTCGGGGTTTCGGCCAGCAGGCGGGTGAGGCGGGGGTCCTCGCGCTTGTCGCACAGGACCCGGCGCTTCTCGGTCATCCAGAACAGCCGGCGGACCCGATTGCCGTCGTCGTCGGTCGCCTCCAGCCGGGCGTTTAGCGGAATGGCGCAGATCGTGCCGCGCCGGAACCCGCCCCAGCGGCCGAGCGCCACGGCGCGGGCCAGACCCGGCATCTTCCGTTCCAGCGCCAGCGCGAGGAACGCCTCCACCTCGGCGTCTTCCCAATAAGGGTGCGACTCGCCCATGTCGTGTGGGCGCTTCAGCTTGCCGACCTTGGCGAACGGGTCGGCCTCAATCCGGTCGTCGGCTATGGCCGGGGCCAACGCGTTCTTGAGCACCTGGCGGCGGTCGTTGGCCGCCTTGTAGCCGCGCGGCGCCCATGCGTCTCGCAGATCGTTGAGCCACGCCGGATCGACCGACGACAACAGGTCGTCGCCGCAGTCGGCCTTCAGTTCGTCGATGAGCCGGCCGTACTCGGCCTGGGTGGACCCGGCGAGCCCGAGGAAGTCGGCCGAGGTCCGGTAGGCTTCGAGCATTCCCCCGACCGTTCCGGGCTTGGGCCGCTTCGCCTGCGCCACTTCCTCCAGCACCTGAAGGATCGCGTCCACCTCAGCCCGGATGGCGTCTAGGTCGCCGTCCTGCGCCTCGAGGCTCTGCCGGAAGCCGTCCTTGCGGAAATAGAGGTGGACCCGTTCGCCTTTCCGGACACGCTGGACGTACCTGACCTTTTCCATGCCTGTTCGAGCGCCCTTTGCCGCGCGCGTTCCGCCGAGTCGCTGCGTCGCGGCTCGGGCGGGGTATCCTGCGCGTTCTTCTTCGGGGTACGCAACGGCAGGCCCTCGGACCATGCGTCCAGATCGCGCCGCCGGTAGCGCAGGCAGTTGACCCCGAGGTCCACCGGGGCCACGCCAACGATCTTGTCGAAGGTGCCTTCCGACAACGACAGGTAAGCGCAGGCCAGATCCTTCGTGAGAAGGTTCGGCCAGGCGCCCGCCGGTACGTGGTCGGAGACGTGCGACAAGGCTAGGCGTCCGCGCTCGGGTCGGCCGGGACCAGCCGGCCGCCCGCGATGGCGTTGATGACGGCCCGCAGGTCGGCCGCGTGCTGAATGGCCTCCGGGTAGTAGCCGGGGTACTTGGCGACGTGCCGCTCGATTTCCAGCGCGCGTTGCGCCAGACGGTCGAGCACGCCGGTTTGCGCGAAGACGGCCCGGCTCAAAACAGGTCCTCCGAGTAGAGGTTGGGCGGGGCGGTAAGATCGTGTCCCCGCGCCGTCCCCCGTTCCCCACCTTCCGGGGTGGGCTTGGTGGAGACGGCGGGGAGGGGCGTGAACATCGGACAGCCCGCGCCGTCGTCGCCCACCATGCGCGAGCGGGCAGGCGGCCACCGCCACCCAAACGCCGAAGTCACGCTGTCGGGCAACTCAGGCTCCGGTATGGGGGCCGTGCAGTTGTAAGTCCGGTCGCGACCAACCACCCGGCGGCCCGCCGCGTTAGGCTTCACGTCGAGAAAGCGGCAATCTCGGCACCTCTGCCCCTTGGCGGACTCAACCATTGGCTTGATCCTTTTCGGAGAGGGCTTTCAGCAGGGCGGCGAGGAGGGCGAGGGCCGGGGTGGGGGCGGCTGCTGTTGCGCGCTTCGACCAGTTCGGCCCGTATTTGATGGCGGCCTCGCCACTGTTGCCCGAGCCCCACCGCTCGACCATGACGTAGCAGTCGTCACCCAGCACCCGATCGACCAGCCCGAGGGCGCTATCGAGGGAGGCGGTGTAGGCTTCCGCACGGCACATGATGCCGTTGTCGTTCACGAGAGCGCCATCAGGGATGACCGGGTTCGGCCAGTAGCCAGCGCGCTCTGGATCGACCGCACAGGCAAGCGCCGCGTCCAGTTCCCGATCTGGCCCGCCAGCCCCTTCCACCCGTTCCGAGAGGGAAGTTAGGTCAGCCATGCCGACTTGCACTTTCATCGCTCCCCCTCCCCGCCCGGAACGACGGCATCGGGGGAGGCGAGGGCGGCGGCGTATGCGTCAGCGGCGCGTCGAAAGGCGGACAGCGGCAGATTACCCAACTCGCCCTCGCCCTCGATCAGCAGATGAACGCTGCCGCGCTCAGGAAGCGGGTCCTCGTCTCCACGCTCGGCTTCCTCGTCGGCCAGGATCACAAGCTCGGCGAACGGCTTCAGCGCCTCCCGCAGCTTCTCCCCCTCCCCGGCGGATGAAGGTTCATTTCGCCCGAGCCGTCCCGTGCCGGACTCCTCCGACGGGGCTGGCTCAGCTTCGGTCCACACGGCGGGCGCGGGGATCGGGTCATTCGGGCCGAGCGGCTCGCCGTTCAGGGTGTAGCTCTCACGCTCCGGGCCGCAGCAGGAGGCGTGGATGAACCCGCCGCCGGCGTCCGGGTAATAGGCGTCGCCGTCAGTCATCAGCTTGTCGCAGGCGATGCACGGTTCGGTCGTCATTGTATTTGCTCCTTGTCGGCGCAGCGCCGCGACCAGTCAGGCCGGGTCCAGATGCAGAGTTCTCGGCAGTAGCGGACGGCGCCGTAGCCGACCGGCTTGGGGTCCATCCGCGGGCAGTCCGCACAGGTCCCGCGCGCCTTCTCGGCGGCCCATGCGAACAGATCGGTCAAAGGCTCACCGAGTCCGACGGGGCGGGGAACGTGTACGGGTCTTCGTCCCGGTCTTCACACCACAGGCGGAAGCCGTCGGGCAGGTAGGTCCAATGGCTGTAGCAGCTGAATTGCGACCACCCGTACTCGGTGCCTTCAGCGTCGATCAGCCCGCTTTCGTAAGTGAAGAACAGGTTCGCGCCGCTGCCGTCGTCGAACAGGGCGATGATCTTCCGGTCGCTATCCGGGCGCTCAGCGGTCGACCGCCAGCCCTCCCCCAAGCCCTGCGCGGGTCCGTGCTCTTGGGACGGGAGGGCTCGGGCCGCAAAATCATCCGTCCCGGGCGAGAGGGCGTTGCGGAGATATTCCTCCGCCGCGTTTATGATCGGGCTCGCGTCGACCTCCCCGCCCACCGTCCCGGGCTTGGCCGACGAGAGGGCGGCTTCGGCCTTGAACCGCGCGGCGGCGTGCTCCTTCCGCTCCGCCTCGGCCGTCTCATACGCCTCCTCAAGGGCGTCGATCGCGCGCTCGTAAACCATCGGGTCATCGGGCGGTCCGCTCTCGACAGACCGCGGCAACTCCAACCGACCGGCCACGCCCATCAGGACGTCGCGCCAATGAGCCCCGTCTTTCTGAGCCTCCGAGGGCTGCGCGAGGGCGGCTTCAATGGCGTCGAAGGCTTCGCTGGCGCCCATCGACAAATCGCGGACCCGCGCCATGATCGCCGCCACCTTCTCCCGTCCCCCTATCAGAGCGGGGGATTCAGGGTTTCCGAGCCGTCCAACGCCCGACCCATCCTCGTTGCAGGGCTTAGCCATTGGAGCGGCCCTCCGCGGCGGCGATGGAGGCGTCCATGTCCTTGCGCATCAGGTCCATGGTGGCGGCGTACTGAAGCGGCCTCATCGGATCGATCAGGTCCAAGGCTGCGCGGTTGCGCTTCAGCGCCTCCAGCAGTTCCGGCGCGGCGGGCTTAGCCTCGGCGACGGCGGTGTGCGCCGCTTGCGCCTCCTCAAGTGTGTTGAAGCCGATGATGAGGCGCCAGCCGCTCAGGTGCGGGCCGCTCATCGTGTAGCAGCGGCGAGACAACGCCTCGGCCAAGCCCGCTCCGCTCGGAGAGGATTCCGGGACGGCTCGGGGACTCAACTCTTCACCTCGATCAGCTTCAGTCACGCGGCATTCCTTTCGGAGGATTCAGGATTCATTCGGATCTCGCCTTCGGCTCGCCCTTCATGCGCCTGGCGGCTGCTGTTGAGCGGCTCTGCGGCGATGGCGTCCACCAGGGCGATGCGCTCGCCGATCCAGCGCATGACCGGAACGGCCATGCTGTTGCCGAGGGCCTTGTAGCGGGGGCCGTCAGGGCACTCGGCGGCGGGCCGGCCGCGCCACGGGATCAGCGTGTAGTCGTCGGCGAAGCCCTGAAGGCGCTCGCACTCGACGGGGGTGAGGCGGCGCACGGCGGAAGCGGCGACGCTCTGGACCCGGCTCCGGGCCTCTAGCGTATAAGCGACCCCTTCCTGATAGCCCTTGCTTTGCGGCCCGTTGTTCGGGTTCGGGTCCGCCGCGCGCTCTTGAATAGCGAACGCGACGTAGTCCCGGCTGGACCCGCCGTCCGCGGCGCGGAGCGTTCCGACCGAAAGTCCGTCGCCCTCCACCTCGGGCATGGCGCCGCCTTCCCGGCCGCGCAGGGCGAAGGCGACCGGCACGAGCGGCGTACCGCGCCCGGTGCCGTCCTCGGAGGCGTCGAAGCCGGTCCCGCGCAGGGTGTGGGCGATCAGCGTCTCGGTCTCGTAGTCCTGCCGGCCCATGCCTCCGGCGTTCAGGTAGTGCGAGATATCGCCAGTGGACGGGATCAGGTGTCCGGCCTGGCCCTGGTTGTCATCCGCGCCGCATGTGCCAACGCCGTTTGCAGTGAGGGCGGCAACTGCCGGCCCCGCTTCTCGGCGCGGCGCAGGATGCCCTTGCAGGCCGTGGCGCTCAAAAAGAACCGCCGCGGCAGGTCGCCAGTCTCCAAGATATCCGACAACGAAGACGCGACGGCGGCGCTGTGGAACTCCGAAGTGCTGAGCGTCAAGCACTCGGTAGGCGAACCCATACCCGAGTTCGACCAGGCCCCCGAGAATGGAACCAAAGTCCCGTCCTCCGTTCGACGACAGGACGCCGGGGACGTTCTCCCAAACCAGCCATCGGGGCCGAAGGCGGTCAGCCAGCCTAAGATATTCGAGCGCCAGGTTGCCGCGCTCGTCGTCCAGTCCGCCTCGGAGACCCGCGACGCTGAACGACTGGCAAGGTGTTCCGCCGACCAGAAGGTCAATTGGTTCATACTGTCCCGCCTGAATGGTGGTGAAGTCGCCGTGCAGCGGCACGCCCGGCCAGCGGTGTTCCAGCACCGCGCGCGGGAACGCCTCGATTTCGGAGAAGAAGGCGGGCTTCCAGCCGAGCGGGTGCCACGCACAGGTCGCCGCCTCGATGCCGGAACAGACAGAGCCGTAGGTGAGACCCACCCCGCCCGTGTGGGCGCCGCATTGGACGGCTCGGGATTCAAAATCCTTCACGCCCTCTCCTCCCGTTTCACGACGGAGCCGTTGAACTTGCGGGAGCGGGAGTTCCTGCAGCGGTTGGGGTCGCTTCCGAACGAGGCGACGATGGCCGCGCACACGGCTTGGCTACCCGTGGTGACGACCGAGCCGCCGGTCGCGATGAGCAGGGCGCCTACCAGGACGGCGCCGACGACCTGCCAGCCGATCAGGAGGGCGAGTCCGATCCCGGACAGGGGGCTGGTGGGGCGATTCACGGCCGGACTCCTTTCGCTCGAGCGAGCGCCGCGAGTTCCCGCATGGCCGCTTGGGCGGCTTCACGATCGGGGTAAGCGGCCTTGAGGGCGTGGCAGAGGTCGGCCGGATCCGTGTTCAGCCCGGCCCAGTATTCGATCTCCTTCCCGCGGTGCTGGCGGGCGTGCTCGTGGGCCAGCAGCGGGACGGTCCAGAAGTCGTGCGGCTTGCACTGGCCGCCCGGGTTCACGCGGCCGGCGGCGGCGTCGCTGTACCTGACGTGCGCGACCTGGACCCCGAACGCCTCATGCCCGGTACGGACCAAGGTGGCGTAGCAGGGCAGGTCGGCGACGAAGCCCTTGTATGGCCCGTCGAACAGCCGCGGCTTGCGCGGGTTGATGAAGTCCGGGGACGAGCGCACCGCGTCACGGTTGGCCTTGACGACTTTCCGCCGAGCGCGCTTGTCCGCGCGGTCTTTCGCCTTCAGGCGATGGAGCGTGGCGCGTTCTTCGGCGGTCAGGGTCACGCGCCCAACTCCACCTCGCGCGCGATCCGCAGGGCCTCGAGGTCGGCCAGCCGGTCGGGGTCCTTCGCGTCGAGTTCGGCGCGCAGTTCCTCGGCCCAGCCCCACGCCTCGCCCAGTTCGTCGGCGGTCATGGCGTGGCGGATGGAGGTCTCCAGACCGGCGGCGCGGTCGGCGAGGCTGATGGACTCGGCCGGGGTGAACTCGGCCGTCTCCGCCTCGACGTGCTCGGCTGAGAAGCCGCCGCGTTCGCCGCCGCCGGAGAGGCGCGCGAGCAGGCCGGACTTCGGCGGGGTGACGTCACGCGCTTCGTGGTCCTCGACTTCCTCGCGCACCTGGAAGCCGCGCAGCATGTCGGCGCAGCCGTCGCGCAGGGCGTAGGCGCGGGCGCGCATCTTGAGCATACGCTTCGGGTATTGCTGCCACGGCCCGGACTTGTCCCAGAGCCGGGCGTCCTTCGCGTCCTTCACGCTGAACTCGCCGGGCGTGGTCTCGCCCGTGTCGGGGCGGGTGACTTCACAGCGCGCCACCAGCGCGTCGCCTTCACCCTCGAACCACTCTTTCACCCGCACGCCCTGAGCGCGGGCCACAGCCAGCAAGCCGTCACCCCAGAGCGTCGGCTTGCCGTTCACGACCGCGAAGGACTGGAGCGACTGGAACGGCGCCATGCCGAGCTCGGCGCCGGCCATGATGGCTACCAGCACCTTTTCCGGGGTCTGGAGACCCTGCGGCGCGAGGCCCGATTTACTGATGGCCGTCGCCACCCGAAACGCTTCGTCGAGGGTCTGCGGCACAAGGGCGCCGACACCGCCGCCGGCGACGACCTGGGCGCGGGGTTCGCGGACAGTGAGTTCGTTCATGCGGCGAGTCCTTGTTCCATGAGGGCCAAGCGCGCCTCGATCCGGGCGCGGGCGTAGGGTTTGATTTCGACGAACTCGGCGTCCGTCTGCTCGCCGCCGGGGCCGGGCCAACGGTTGGTCTCAAGGCAAGCGGCGAACACGCGCAGCGCGGCGCGGATCTGCCGCTCGCCAAGCTCGAGGTCGTGCGGCTTGAGGGTCTTCGCCCGGACGCAGAACGGCGGGGCTTTCTCCACGAACAGGAGCGTGAAGCTGGTCATTTCGACGCCGAGCACTTCACGCGCGCCCATGCCGACGAGTGCGCCTTGCATGTTCAGGCCGTAGTCGCCCACCGCCCGCTCGATGCCGTCGTCCGTAATGTCGGCCGCGGTCTTCAGGTCGGCGAAGTCGACAGAGCCGTCCGGGATCGCGTCGGGGCGGATCTTCAGCCAAATGCCGGTTTCCCGGTCGCGCCACACTATCGAGTGCTCAATCAGGCCGTTGAGGATGCCGGCCCGCACCAGCGGCTCGCCGGCCAGGCTCTCGGCCATGCCCCGAATGGCTTCGATCTGGGCCATGGTGAGCAGAGTCTTGTGGCCGTTGGCCTGCTCGAACTCCCGCCACCAACGGATCTGTTCGACAGTCGCCGGGCTCGGCTTCGCGGCGCCGAGTTGGGCCGAGGTCGGGCGCCGGGGCGCGTCTTCCGGCAGGACCGCGAACACGTCACGGAACCCGGCCTCGCCGAGCAACAGGTGATGGGCGGCGCGGCCGAAGGTCAGCGCTTCGCTCTCAGCCTGCTCGACCCGCTTCGGGTTCAGCGACGAGCTCACCCAGTAGTGGGCCGGGCTCTTGCTGAAGATGGTCCGCAGGCCGGTGGAGCTGATGCTCGGGCCGGCGCACGGCTGGCCGTGATACTCGGTGATCGGGAGATCGGCGTAGATGCCGGCCCGCGCGATCTTCGCCCCGTCCCAACGAAGGATGCTCACGGCAGCACCGCCGCGAGGAAGTGGAACAGGGTCGCGACTGCGAAGACGACCGCGCCGGCCTGGAGCGCCATGAACCCGAGCCGGGCGCCCCAAGCGCCCCGGACCCGGAACATGCGGATGGAGCCGTGGGCGGGGGAGAAGTGCGCCCGGTCGCAGAAGGCCTCGGTCCCGGTGATGTGGTGGAGGCTCATCACGCGGCCCTCGCCAAATCGAGGTCGCTGTAGAGGGCCCTGCGGAACCGGGCCTCTGCCTTCTCGCGGGCGACACGGCGGAGCGTGCCGGGACCGGGGTCGTTGCCCGAGTAGCCGTTGATGCGGCGGCCGGGTTGACCGGCGAGCCACTGCAGGTAGGCGTTGCCGAAGAAGGCGGCTTTGTCGAAACGGCGACGCATAGGCGGACTCCTCTCGATGATGCGACCCGGCGGGCCGTCTGTTGGCGGTTGGTCTCGCGCTCTCAGCGTGCCCCCGAAGCGGCCAGCCCTGAGGAGGAGTCAGGACTGGCCGCCATTCCCTCGCCAGCCGGGGGGAGGTGGGCCGTACTGCTGGCCGCGGGCGAGGAAAGCGGTTTGCGCGGGGCGCGGAGCCGGAACAGTTGCCCGGTTTCCACGTCGCGGAGTTCGAGGAAGAAGCCTTCGCGGAGGCAGTCGCGGAGCTGCTTCCAGCCTCGGCGGAGGTCTTCGGGAGACCACAGCCCGGCCGCGGACTTCGACCGGGTTCCGTCGCTGTAGACGTAGGTCAGGGCGAAATCGGTCATCACGCCGCCCTCGCGTCGAGCGCGTTCCCAAGCCGGGTCCGCGCCATTTCGATGTCGTCGGCGTGGACGCCGATCAGGTGGAGCGGGGTGCGATCGGCGCAGAGCTTCTCGTGCTGAGCGCCGAACCACTCGTCCCACTTGGCGATGTGCCGGCGGCCTTCCTCGAGCGATTGCGCCCAGAACTGGCCGAGCAGAAAGTCGACCTTCGCGTTCAAGCGGGTGACGTTGTCGGTCATGGTCCACACTCCCTCTTGCCCGCCTAGTTGTGCACTTCTGCACATAAACGGTCAAGCTAGTTCGTGCGTAACCGCACAACCTAGGCCGCTTTCCCCTTTCGCGTTAAGGTTCTAGCGCCGGAGGAGAACGCTAATGAGGGTTGCGCTATCCGTTGTGGCTGGGCTCGCGGCGATGCTCGCGACCACAGCTCGGGCCGAGGACCGGTTTGATCTCGTATGTACGGGCACGCGGTCGGTCGCCGGCGGGCCCGGCGCGCCGTGGGCCGCGCGCTATCGCGTCGACCTGGTCGAGGGCGTGTATTGCCGGGACGAGTGCAAGGCGGTCCCCCGGATCTTCGATGTCGGGCCCAGCGTGATCGTGTTCGCGCGCTCGGCCCCGGACGCCCCGGAATCCTTTTACGTGGAATGGGTGTCGCGGATGAACGGCACCTATTCGGCGACGGTCAATCCGACCCGAACCAAGGTTGAGGGTGCGTGCGCCACGGAGCCGTTCAGCGGCTTTCCGGCGGCGAAGTTCTGACGCCTAGCGGCGGAGCGGCTTGTAGCCGCCTATCACCAGGCCGACGACCCGGATGGTGTCGTCAGGACCGACCTCCACCGGTAGCGGGGCGTTGAACCGTTCGTCCGTCGAGTCGCCCACAAGTTGAGGAGGCTCGCCAGCTCGGATCAACACCCGCTTACAGGTGCGCTCGATTAAGCCGTCCTGTTCCTTGCGGCGCTCGACTATAACGAGGTCCCCGTGCGAGGGGCGATATCCGAGAGCGATTGTATCGACTACGTGTACGTACATTCCGTCTTCGAACACGCGGTTGACGGATGGGCCCCGAAGCAACTCGGCCCACTGAGGAAAGCCGGCATACTGCGGATCCTCCATCATCGGCACGGTGCCGAGAGGCTGATCCTGGATGAGATCCAGAGATTGCCACATACCCGCCGCCACAATACCTCTCACAGGGAGAGGACGAACCCCCACAACCTTAGGGAGCGCCTCCGCGGCGTTAGTTGTCAACTCCCGTGTGAGGGGAACGCCTAACGTTTGCGCGATCCGCTGAAGAATGGCGAACTTTGGCGCGTATTTGTAATTGGGGTTGTTCACGGGCCGGCTGAGCGTCGTGTGCGACACTCCGACGCGATCGGCGATCTGATTAAGGCTAAGGCCCGTCACGTCAGAGACGTGCTTCAGATACGAGACGGCCGCCTCCCTGTAGGCCTGCATCCTGGCGTTTCGCTCCGCTTCCCTGTCAACAGGTGCGTAGCCCGCGCCGGACGGCTCGTCGTCGTGCATTCCTGTCTTGCCATGTTGTGCAGTTCTGCACATATTATCTCTCGACATGGCCTTCTCCGACGAACTCAAATCGCTGACGGAAGCGCTCGAGCGGGCCCAGGTGCCCGTCGAAGCCGTGCTTTCTCGCACAGGAACTCACCGGATCACATGGGCCAGATGGACCAAACGATCAACCAAAGCTCCGCGATACGAGAAGTGGACTAACTTCCGTGCGGTTGCGGAGGCCATGATCCAAGAGCGTCGTGCACAATGACGCTCTACTTCGCACAACCAACGAACGGCGGGCCGATCAAGGTCGGGCACACCGGGCGGGACGTCTCCAAGCGCATGGTCGTGCTCGGCGCGTGGATCCCTGGCGGTGTCGAGGTGATCGCCACCATCCCGGGCGGTCCCGAGCGCGAGGAGGCTCTCAAGTGGGTCCTGCGCCCGTACCGCCTTCAGGGTGAATGGGTTCGCTCCTGCGCTGACGTGTGGCGGGTCATCATCGAGGCCGTCGAAACCGGCGACCTCGCGTGGCTCCCGTCCGAGTTCCTCTCCGGGCAAGACATGGGTGCGGCGCTGAAGGGCGAGTTCGGCTCCCGCTCGGCCGGCGCTGTTGCGCTCGGATATTCGGCCGGCTCGCTCGGAACGCTGCTCGCCCCCTCCGCTGCGTCGGCGGGCCTCCAAGGACGGTTCGCGATCGAACAGGCGCGCCGCGCCGGTCGGCTTCCTGCGTTCCTGACGGGAGCGGGCGCATGACCGGTCACGCCCCCCGCACCATGGCGAGCCGCAGCTCGATCTTCCTGCCGGTGATCCCGGTGAGCCAAGCGAAGAACCGTTTCACGGCTGAACCTCCTTCGTTCTCAGATTTGAACCTGCGCGCCGCATGTGCCCCCCGAATGGCGCGCGACGGCCGGTCGGTGTGTCCCCTCCCGACCGGCCGCTCCTTCGCTGGGCCTGGGCAGGCGGCCCACGACACCGGCCTTGACGGCGAACTTCGCCGCGGCTCGGCGGCAGGACTCGGCCATGTCCCCGGTGTGGAACTGAGCCTCGAGCAACAGGTCCCGGGCGGTGCGCCAGTCGCTCAGTCTGACAATCGCAGCGGCCATGTGGCCCTCCAGACAACTCCCATTGCCGAGAGCCTGAGCCTGTCGGGCCCGGTCGTCATTGAAACGGTTAAGGGGAACGAACCGTGACTCTTCGTGAACACGCCCGGCTGGCGCGCGAGCTCATCAATGCGTGTGGCGGCCTCGACGAGTGCGTCTCCAACTGCCGCGTCAGCAAGGCGAACCTGTCCCGCTACCAGAACCCGCATGAGGACTGCTTCATGCCGGCGGACGTAATCGCCGACCTGGAGACCTACTGCGGCCGGCCGATCTACTCGGGCGCCCTGTTCGACCGGTTCGAGCAGCCGAAAGCTGCAGTCGGGGACCTGAAGGACGCTGCGTGCGCGCTCACCGAAGAGGTCGCGGACGTTCAGCGGCTCGCCCGCGAAGTCGTGGCGGACGGGAAGGTCACCCCGCGCGAGTCCGATCGGCTGGATGCGGAGATCCGCGAGGCCAAGGCCGCGCTCGCACGGCTCGAAGCCGCCCACCAGGCCGTCGAGGCCGCCCACCAACGTCCGGCCCTCAAGGCCGTCTGACCCAGTACCGCCGAGCCCTGCCGCCAAGAGCGGGGCCGGCCAATCGAGACTGAGGCGCGGAGGCCCGCGGCGCCGAACACGGCGGGCAAGGCAACATCAGGGAGGGGCGCACATGGCCGCTCGTCTGCTCATTCACACCGGGTTCGGGTGCTTCACCGCGACTACGGGTCTTCACGTTTGGGCCGGGGTCCACACGCACAACTGGGCGTGGGCTGCGGGCTCGGCCGTGGTCGGCCTGATCTCGGTCGGCCTGTGGCGAGAGGCACTGTCGTGGGTCTCCGACCGGAACGCCGAGACCAAGCGGGCCCGCGAGGTCGAGCACGCATGGTCCGAACTGTGCGCCATCCGCCGCCAGATCGCCGCGGCCAAGGCCGCGCACCGGCCCCGCAAAGACCTCTACGCCCGTCAAGAGGCGTGCATGAACATCATCCTGGCCGGGGGGCGGGCGTGATGTTCGACCTGCAGACGCAAGAGGCCGCCGCCCCCCGCGGCAAGCGCAAGGGGCGCAACGGCGACGGTCAATCGCTGGCGGGCTGGCCGTCCCTGTACGGCTCTGATGCGGAGCGGGATCGCCGGTTCGCGGACCGGGTCTGGGCCGAGGCTCAGCGGCTCGGCCTGACGCGGGAGGCCGCGTAATGGCCCAGAACCATCGCTCCCACGGATCCGACGAGCGGGACGAGATGATCGTCCGTCTGCACGGTCAGGACTGCAGCACCCCGCAGATAGCCGAGCGAGTCGGCATGAGCGAGGGCGGGATCCGCTCGGCGCTGATCCGTCTCGGCTTGGCGACCGCCTGCGGTGCGCCGTCGAAGAAGTGGACCGCGGAACGGCTCACTGAACTGCGCGAGCTATGGTTGGCCGGCGTTTCGGCAAGCCAGATCGCCCGGAAGTTCGGCCGCCCGTTCACCCGGGGCTCCGTCATCGGCAAGGTCAACCGGCTCCGGCTCACCCGCTCGCCCGAAGCCGCAGCGATTGCGGCCCGCATCCACAGCCGGAAGCCGCCGCGCCGGCCCACGGCTCCCCCTGTCGAGAAGCCGAAGGGCAACAACCCCCTCGGTACCGCGCACCTCACGGACAAGGCGCCGTGCAAGCCGCTCCCGGCGCCCAAGGCCCCGGCGGTCGTGGTGGACGTCTCGAACGCGAAGCCGTGGATCCAGCGCGGCCGGTTCGAATGCACCTGGATCGTTTCGGACGAGGGGACGGCGGACGCTCTCGCCTGCTGCAACCCGATCGCCCGCGGTTCCTGGTGCGCGGGGCACGCCAAGATCGGCCTCGTCCCCCGCTCAACCCGGTCCAACGACCCGGCCCATGAGCTGATCCGCTCCCTGCGTAGGTGGGCCGCGGCATGAACGCCCACGTCAGCCTTTCCGAACTCGACCGCCTGCGCGCCGAGAACGTCCGCCTTCGGGACGAGGTCGCCGAGCTCAAGGCCGCCTACGAGGGCGACACGGACGCGCGGGTTGAAGCGGTCTTTCGCAGCCACTTCGGTTTCACTAGGGCCGAGGCGTGGCTCCTGGCCCTGCTTTACCGGGCTAACGGCCGGACCGTCTCAGCCGAGTTGATCGTGTCCGAAATCCCCGGGTTCGGCGGGCGCGTGCGCGACGACCGCGACCCGGTCGCCGTCAAGGTCCGCATCTGCCGGCTACGCAAGGTGCTGGGCCGCTCGGCCATCGAAAACGACTACGGGCGCGGCTACCGCCTGTCGACCGAGGTCCGCGCCCGGTGCTCGACCCTGCTCGCGGGAGTGCGCGCGTGACCGACACCTACGTCACCAAGCACGCCCGACACCGGGTCCATGAGCGCACCGGCCTCCCGAAGCGGGCCGTCGCCCGCATGGTCGAGCGTGCGTTGGCTGAGGGCCTGACCCCGGAAACGGCGAACGGCGACCTTCGCGGCTATCTGCTCAGTCAACTCCACGGCCACAGGGAGACGCAGGGCCCGACCGCGGCGAATGCCGAGGTTCGCGCCTTCGCCGGCGCGTGCTTCATCTTCGCCGGGTCGACCCTCGTCACCTGCTGGCGGCTTCCTCGCGAATTGAGGGCCGCCGCATGACCCGAGTCCGTCTTCAGTTCCGCGCGCCCAAGCTCCCGACGTCCGGCCAGTGTCCGCACGACGAGGCGGCCTGCCAGGCTGTCGTCTCCGCCGTGTTCGAAGGCCCCACGGTCCGGGAACGGCAGATCCGCGCCCGCAGGCTCGCCCAGTACACCGCGAAAGCCCTGTGCATCGTGTTCGGTGAAGACGAGGCGGCGACCCTGCTCGGGTCTCTGGCGGGCAAGGCGCAGAGGCGGGGGCGTCGATGACCCAGCCCGCCAACGTCACCCCGTTCCCGGGTCAACCCGACCCCGGCGCCGTGGCCCTGCCGCACAGCCTCGACAGCGAGCAAGCCCTCCTCGGCTCCCTACTGTTCGACAACGCCGGGTTCGAGCGCGTGCCCGACGCCCTGCGCCCGCCGCACTTCTACCTCCCGGTCCATGCCCGGATCTTCGAAGTGGCCGAGGGCATGATCCGCCGGGGCGAACTGGCCGAGCCGTTCGCTGTGGCCTCTGTGCTCCAGCATGAGCCCGCTTTCCAGGAGGTGGGCGGGACCGGCTATCTCGCGCTCATGATCGACCGGGCGCAGGGTCCGGCGTTCGTCGCCGACTACGCCCGCGTGGTGATGAACTGCGCCCTGCGCCGGGACATCATCAGGGTCTCGAGCGACGCTGCGCGGTCGGCCCAGTACGACGGCGAGACCCCGGCTCGGGAGCAGATCGAAGCCGTCGAGGCCGAGCTCTACACCTTGGCCGAAACCGGCCAGCAGTCGGGCGGGGTGGTGTCGTTCTCGGACGCGGTCACGGGCGCCGTCCGCATGATCGGCGACGCCTTCGAACGGGAGGGCAAGCTCTCGGGCCTGTCGACCGGGCTGATCGACGTGGACGCCAAGCTCGGCGGCCTGCACCCGTCTGACCTCCTCATCATCGCCGGGCGCCCGAGCATGGGGAAGACGGCGCTCGCCACGAACATCGCCTTCAACGTGGCTCGGGCCTACCGCTACGAGCAGCAGCCTGACGGGACCCGGCGCACGGTCGACGGCGGCCAAGTCCTGTTCTTCTCGCTCGAAATGTCCGAGGAGCAACTCGCCGCCCGTATCCTGGCCGACGTGTCGGGCGTGTCCGGGGACAAGCTCCGGAAGGGCGAGATCGACCGCAGCGAATACGCCCGGGTCCGGGACGCCGCGGTCGAGATAGCCGAGTCCCCGCTCCACATCGACGCGACCGGCGCCCTGCGGTTGTCCAAGCTCGCCGCCCGCGCCCGCCGGCAGAAGCGCCGGACCGGCCTCGACCTGATCGTGGTGGACTATCTGCAGCTCGTCACCTTGGACGGAGGCGGTAGCATCGCGCACCGGGTCCAAGAGGTCTCGGCCATCACTCAGGGCCTCAAGGCGCTGGCGAAGGAACTGAACGTCCCGGTCATCGCCCTGTCGCAACTCAGCCGGCAGGTCGAGCAGCGCGAGGACAAGCGGCCCCAACTCTCCGACCTCCGCGAGTCCGGGTCGATCGAGCAGGACGCCGACGTCGTCGCGTTCGTGTACCGCGAAGCCTACTACCTCGGCCGGGCCGAGCCGAAGGAAGACACCCCCGAACATCAGCAATGGCAAGACGAACTCGCCCAGGTGCGGGGCGTCGCTGATCTGATCATCGGCAAGCAGCGCCACGGCCCGATCGGGACCGTGCGCCTCTCCTTCAACGAAGACACCACGCGGTTCGGCAACCTCGCCAAGAGCGAGGCCAGGTACGCCGCGCGCTATCCGTATGGGGAGGACTGATGGCCCGGCCGCTCACTCCTGAAGACTGCGACCTGCAGGACTTCCCCCGGATGATGATCGACATACCGCGCCTTCGTGGCTCGGCGTTCGACTCCACGCTGGACGACAGTGCGTGGCGGGCCGGGGTGAACCTGTGGATGGCCGCATGGCATCAGGTCCCAGCCGCGTCCCTGGACAGCGACGACGCGCAGCTTGCGAAGGCCGCCGGGCTCGGCCGTGACCTGAAGACGTGGCGCAAGCTGAAGGCCGAGGCGCTACGCGGTTGGTCGGTCTGCGACGATGGCCGGCTCTATCACCCGACCGTGGCCGAGTTCGCCCTTGAGGCGTGGATCGAGAAGCTCGGCCATCGCCTGTCGAGCGGCGCCGGGAACGCCAAGCGGTATGGGTCGACGTTCGACCCGTCGCCGATCTACGCCGAGATCAGGGCCGCGTCGGACCTCCTGCGCGCCCTCAACCCGAAGTCCCGGGCGCTCTCCAAGCAGCACGTTTTGAAGGGCGCGAAGGCGGACACCGAGACTGCCAGTGACACTCCCCCTGATGCTCCCACTGGGACACCCACCGAGACCCCGCCGGGATCGCAAGGGAAAGGGAAAGGGAAAGGGAATAAGAGAGAGAAGGATAAACCTTCTCTCTCAGCGCGCGGCGCTGCCGCGAGAGAGCGCAAGGCGAAGGGATCGGGTCGAAAGCCCGAGACCACGATCCCGGACGGCTATCCGGACGCCGAGGCCCTGATCGCCGCGAAGGAGGTCGTCCTCGCCGCCGGCGTCGACCTGAACGTGGCAGAGCACGCCAAGCGGTTTCGCAGCCACGCTCTGGCGAACGACCGCCGCCTTCGGGACTGGCGCGCGGGGTTCGTGGCGTGGATCGAGATAGAGGCCGGAAAGGTAAAGGCAAAGCCCGCCGCGCCCGGCTCGCCCCTGCCCGAGTGGACGTTCCCCGGCCCCCCTGAGCTGTTCGCCGACATAGCCGCGAAGATGGGCGCCCCGTGGGCCCGGTCATGGCTGCGCCGTTGCACCTGGCAGGACGTGCCGCGCCGAGCCCTCGTCTCGTCCAACGATTTCGTCGTGGACACCATTCGTCGGGAAGTCGGGCTCGTCCTGTCCGCCCATGACGCAACCGTTCTGCTGAGCAAAGGAGAAGCTGCGTGAGTGACACCCTGTCCGAAGCGCTCGCCGAGTTCGAGATCACCCACGAGACGGGCGGACAGAACGACGGCCGACGCACCCTCCGTTTCGAAGGGGCATGCATCGGCCGCGCCGACGTGACCGAGGGATGGGCCCTTGTCGGTCTGCTGCGCTTCCTCCGCTCCACTCCCCCTCAGAGCGCCTAAGCGCCAAGCCCCCTGCATCATCGAAAGGAAATCGCGTGACCAGCCTGTCTCAAGCCCTCCGGGGCGAACTGCCGAGTTGGAAGGTGCTCCGGGCTTACGCCTTGGACCTCGCCCTGATGCTGTTCGGGGTCGTGGTGTTCGACCTGTTCTTCCGGTTCTACCCGCGAGCCGAACACCTAGGGGACAAGCTGCTGGCCTGCGGGATCGCCGCCTTCGGGCTCTGGCTGATCCGTGTCGGCGCCCGGATCGAGTACCGGGCCAAGCAGGACGAGCGGCTGAGCGAGGCCGTGAAGTCCGGCCGGGTCAAGGTCACGACCACCCCCAAGAGCGCCTGATCGCCCTGTCCCGCATCATCGAAGGTCACCCCTCCCCATGACCAAGAAAACCCGCAAGCGTCCCAAGACCGGCCGCCCCCGCAAGGAGGGCGAACGCTACCCGGCCGGCAAGCTGAAGCCCCCGACGCCGAACCCGGTGACGCTCGCCCGTCGCCGTGCCCTGCTCGGCAACCAGGACGCCACCGCGGCCCAGTGCGCCAAGGCGGAGAACCCTCTCGACCTGATGCTCGAGCGTGGGTGGATCTCGGCCGGGCTCTACTCCGCCGGCCGCTGGTATCTGGGCCTGCATCAGCTCGCCAAGGTGGACATTCCCCACGTCGGCGCCGTGGACCTGAACCGCACGGCCCGGGGCGTGGATCACTCCCTCGGCGACCCCGAAGCGATGTCCCAGCTTCGCAGGGTATGGGACCGCCTCAAGGCCAACCCCGGCGCCGCGTCCGAGCTGTCCGACGTGGCCCTTCACGCCAAGTTCCCGGCTTGGGTCCTGTGGTGGGTGGACAACCCGCCGACCATGGTTGAGACCGAAACCGGCGAGCGCGTACCCTGCGCCGTTCGCCACCCCTTCGGACTGCAGGCCGAGTGCTGCCCGGACACCACCATGCCGGCCCTGTTCGCCCTGCGCCGCAACGCTTTCCTCCGAGCCCTCCGCATGGTCCGGGAGGAGCAGATCAGCACCAGGCCGGAGAGGACAAAGCCCGCCCCGGACTCCGCCGATCGCCAGCCCTACGCCGGGCCCAAGGTCGAGGAGACCGTGGTCTATGCCGACGAGGAAACAGGCGAGATCGTGCCGACCGAGTCCGAGCGTGGTATCCCGTTCGAGTTGGTGAGGAGGAGGCGGGCTTGAGCGGCTACGAGGACGTGATCCAGCAGGCGGCCCCGAAGCCTCACCTTGAGACCGCCTGCCCGGACTGCAACCGACACGTCATGGCCGTCCCGCAATCCGCCACCGGCTTCATTGCCGCCTGCGGTCGCCGGCTCACCCGGCTCTCGGAGTGCGGGGCCCCCGAGGGATGCCGCCGGGGCCTGGACGGCGAATCGGTGCTACCGGAGCCGCGCGCATGAGCGACGCCGTCCTAAAGGCGATTATCGCCGAGTTCGAGCGACAAGCAGACCCGCCCAGCGGACCGCCCCCGTATGCGGACCTGAGCTATCCCGCCGACGCGGTCCTAGACGGCCGGTTCGACCTGACCAAACTCGCCGAGACGGTCGAGAGCGCGTGGGCGAGCCGACCACGCGAGTCTTTGGGCAAGACCTTCCAGAAGGTCGATCTGATCTTTCCCGACATGGTCAACGCGCTGGACGCCAAGGCCGACCCGGTCGCCGACGTCCTGTCACTGGCGACCAATCCAGAAGCGCTGTGCGAACTCGCGCGAACCTTCCGGACGGCCTATCGCTCGCCAGTGGCGGAGCGTCCCGAGGAGGAGGTGCGCTGAGCATGATCGAGACCGCAACGATAGCCTCCGCCGTCGTCACCTTCGCGGCGTGCGCCGTGGTGCTGTTCAACTGCGCTCGGATCGTCTGGTACGGCCTTCAGATCCGGCGCAACACCACCCCTTGACGCCCAACCCCGGTCAAGCTACCAAAAGTAGACGCTACAAGTAGCGCGTCAGAGAGCCCCGGTCCGAAACGGCCGGGGCTTTCGCGTATGCAGGCGGGCGTTCAGTTCGTTCCTCCCTCAGTTCGCGTTGAGTTCGGGCGGCCCGGTGACACGGTGAACCTCCCGGCCGTAGCCGGCCCTCGGGCTGTGCATCATGCGGGGGACATGGGAGTCCCCGCCCGGCCCGCCCGTCACCTCTCCCCACGCTCCGGGGTGCTAAAGGAGCGACCAGCCCGGAGACACCCCATGCTCCTCCTCATCGGTGTATGCGTGGTCTCCGCCCTGCTCGGTGCGGTGCTCGGTATCGTCGGCCTCGCAGCTTGGGCCTGTCACTCGGTCCTGAACGGCAAGTGAGACACGACAGCCGAAGCGCCGAGGCCCAGGGTTGGCGGCGTTGGTACTGGACCGGCAGATGGAAGGCGCTGAGAGCGGCACACCTCCGGGTCGAGCCCCTCTGTCGCCACTGTACGAAGCTAGGCCGAACGACCGCGGCGAACACGGTCGACCACGTCCGAGAACACAAGGGCGATCCCGCCCTGTTCTGGAACCCCACCAACCTCCAATCCCTCTGCAAGCCACACCACGACGCAGGGAAGCAGAGAGAGGAACGGGCCGGCTACTCAGGCGAGTGCGACGCCTCGGGATGGCCGACTGATCCACGCCACCCGGCGAACGCGCGGACCTGAACCGCTGCGAATGCGTCGCAACTGGCTCGCCATGCTGCACCTGCGAAGGGTGGGGGGTGGGTCGAAAGTCTATGCTGCAGTGCTCCGACAC